GTTTGTCAGTATCTACTAATTGATCTTGGCACTTCTTTTCAATATCCTCAATAGTTAAATGTGAAGTTCCTCTTTCTAAATAATATTCATCATTTTTTTTGAGTTCTTTGATTTTATTATCAATCCACTCTTTCATTTTCTTATCTTTTTTCATTTGTTCTCCTTATTATGTTGTACCCTATCATAATAATCTGTTAATAAGTAATAGATACTATCTTGCGTCATACCTGTTGGATTTTCTGCATACATATCCTCAGACAGATCCCAAAAACCACCAGCATACGCCTCATCTGTTTCTGATGTTAATAATTTTTTATCGTACTTTTTGAAACAATCTTTAAATTGTGCGTCAAAAGATTTTTCTGCCCATTTAATAATTTCGTTTTTAAACATTTAAACTCCTTTAAATAACAGCAAGTGTACCCATAAGGAGATTTAACTGATAGGTAATGAGATATAGTATAGATATGAATACACCTGTTGTTATAATTTTCTTTGTTGTCATTAGTAGTAAATTAATAATAATTAACGGTTTGTCAAATATAATTACGCAAGATCCAAAAATATAATTTGTATTATACAGAATAATCACTAATTTATAACTCAAAAATGTTCATTAGAACTTCCTTTGTTGTTATAAAAAAGGCGCATATAATTTGCGCCTTTTTTGTTTATATATTGCAATCTACTTTTTGAATTTCCTTATAATCCACATATTCCTTATTATCAAAATCTCGTATTATATCAATAGGAATATGATAGCATTTTTTACATTTTCTACATTGCCATAGCTCCATTTCTCCTCCGTATAAATCGTCCTCGTATGTCAAGTTATTAGAATTACAGCACTTATTATTTTTTTCGTATTTCATTTTTCCTCCAATTTAATAGATTTTAAATTATTTAATAATTCCTCATCTCTTGCATTAGTAATCATACCTTGATTTTTAATTTTCAATTCAAGTTCGTTTATTAATGTGTCTATGTTTTTATCTTTATTTATTTCTGTTGGATTATAAATTTGGCCAACATCATCTATTACTTTATCGTTATTACTCATTGTAATCTCCTTTGTTATTTAATCTAAGACTAGGTAGCAAAGCGCTACCTAGTTTCGCTCTTACAAGCTCATCAGTTAGATACATTTAATATCTGCCAATTACTATCAGCAGTCATAAACTTGTACAGGTACAACAGCTTGGCCATTGTCTTGTGATTATCTTGATGTTGCTGATAATCGCCTAATGAACACGATACAGTATCCCAGCTATTTTCAGCTTGATAAGTATCAAGTGTTATTTCCAACTCACTTACATAGCTTTTAATCTGCTTTAAAAGTGAAATTGGTGTAAGACAATCAGGAAACTTTTGATTTATATTAATCAACTTATCCCAATCATCATTACTCACGCTATCAAACAGTAAGCTATCATTACCATTACTACCTTTAATGATGTCGTAAGCAAATATAAGATATTGAAGTTCCATTTCATCATCTCCAATTATCTTAAACTCAGATAAAGGTATTTGTAAGTCAGATCCCTCATTTACACCGTAATCTATGCAAATGCCAAAGTCGTACTGCTTATCTTTAATTGCGTGGTAAATATAACTAGCTCCCATATCAGCCGTAAAATCCATTACGAAATAACAGTCTTTAAGCCATTTATATTTTTCTAAACAACCATTTGATAATTGTACATTTTTTTGCATTAACTGAAATTGAAATACACTAGTGATTTTATTTCCAACTGATATACTGTCAATTTCATTATAACGATATAATCTGTATCTTTCATCGTAGCCATAATCATAATAACTACCCCATTTCCATTTATTCATATTACGCCTCCTCTTGCTTGTATTTAATATCTACTGAGCCGTCTGTATCAATTACTAGATTATCGCCTAGCTCCTGCTCAATCTTTTCTCTATTTAAAAAGATGTACTTATAATCTCTTTTATTATCCAATGGACTTCCAATGAATTTTAGCTCTTTTATAACTTCATCTTTTTCTCTCATCATATTAAACCACCTCTTGTTTTCAAGAAATTTATAATCGCAAAATTTCTCATAAACATTATCTACATTGTGGCCCTGAGATAATTTCTTTATCTCCTTATAGGTTTTCATATTATTCTCCATACATAACCTCGTATCTTTCCTTTACTTGTTCATCTGTAAAATCATCTCCAAATACATCAGATAAATCTAGCACATCTCCATTTGCTAGAAATACCTCACACCAATCAAACTCAGTCCAAGTAGTGCGATAAGTATTTGGCTCATAATCATTATTTTTTTCATATTTATCCCACTCAACTTTTAAATCTTTTTGCCACTCATCATCTTTATCAAAGCAAGACTGACATAATTTAACAGTTTCATCATAAGCAGTATAACCCTCGCAAATACCTTTACTGCAAGTTTCACAATACTTTGGATATATTTTTGCTTTACTCATTACTATCTCCTTATTGCTGGCGCTAGCTTTTACACTAGCGCCTTTGTTGTTATTATTGTACGCCGTCAATTTTTGCGCTTTCTATTTCTTGATTATCTGTGTTTACCGTTATCGTAATCTTGTCAAAATTTCTAATATCTTTTTTGACTTTTTCATATTCATCATCTTGATTGTAAAAGACATCATCAAATACTTCTACGATTGGTAATTGGTACACTTCCCACAGTTTACCTGTGTTAAGCATTTCATCTAGATTATCTCTGATGAGTTTTTCAACTTTATATGTGTCGCAATAATGTGCGCCCATAATATCAAAAGTGAAATCCTCTGTACTTTTATAACGGCCCTCAATTTCCAAAGTGCTAGCTATACTGATTAACTCCTTAATAAAGCCGTCATATTGTTCAGGTAGCTTTTCTCCATAGCATTTAAACCAAGCTGTTTCTAGCTGTGAAATAGAAAAGCGTTTATCCCATTTTAATCCACCAGGTATTTCATACTCATCTCCATTATACCCAATGTATTTAGTTTTACTACTCATTATTATCTCCTTTTGTTTCCTGTATTACTACTAATAGCCACACTATTAGAAATAATACGCTGAAATATAAAATCGTGAAATTTATAATTTCTCTTATCATTTTATATTCTCCTTTATTGTTAAAAAAATTTTATATAACCTGGAAATACCAGCGCCGAAATACAAAAGCGCTAGCTCTAATTTTGGATTTTTTGTGGCTGGATTTACCCCATAAATATATATGTCCATATTTGACTTTTTACGGAATTGCTCCAACCTTAAATTTTTAAGAAAAAAATTGATCGTGTGCTTTAATTTTTTAAGTTGAGAAAAACGGAAATTTTTGATAAAAAAAACAGTTAAAGGCCTTAACAAAGTAAGGCCTGAAACTGTGTAATCTGTACTGTTTAAATCTATCACGGGAACAGTAACAACCCCAACCACAAGCACGCAATTAAACAAGTTAAAAAGAGCGCACCAAGTACGCCCTCTTTTACCTGCTCCATTCTGTGCCTGCGTTTTAAAGCGTCCAGCTTTAACTGTGCTTTTAGCTTGTCCTGGTTAAATGTGATTTGTGAGTATCTATCTAATTTCATTTGATACACTCCCAAATATCTTTAAAGTATTCATCAAGGCCCAATTTATCTTTAAAGCTTAAAGTACAATTAGAGCCTCCCCAGTAGCCTTCAACCTGGTTATATCTTGTATTTACATAGATATTTGGACCACCGAAAGCAACTAGTAGCTCAACGCCTTTATATTCCTTTTTCGAGCCTGTTAAGTAGGTAATTTCTAAAACTTGATTTAGAAATTCATCCTGACTAGTGCCACCCTCTAAATCTTGAATGTGTCCTAGTACCTGCTCTTTAATGTCTGCGCTCATTTATGTCCCTCCTTTGCTATTGCTTTAACTCTGCGCTGGTGCGCATTGTTTAGCTTTTGATAGGTTAAAGAATTGCTCCCAGTCATTACTAGCTTAAAACCGTCATTCTCTAGCTGTAATTTGCGCTCCTCTGCTTTTCTTATAGAGCGCTCATCATACCAGCTCCAAGTTAATACGACAGTTTTATTATTAACTATACTTTCAAATAGATTCATTTGAATCTCCTTTATATGTTGTTATTAAAATACCTTTGTAAATATAGCTCTAAATATATTGAACTGTAAAGAGATTTAACGGTAACTGTAAAATCTGTTGTTTTGTTGTTGTAGCTGTGCAACAGCAGGCGCCACCCTTTAAAATTTGACTGCAACACCTGGCCAGCAATCAAAACAGTGGATCGTTGCGAGGTGCCGATTTTTAACAAAATCACACTTTAAAAGCGCTTTTTTTTTAATTACATAGGCGACTATATCAAACCTTAATTTTTTAGGCGTTTTAGCGATTTTACTTTAATTGATAGGTACTAGTGGATAGACAGCAAAATCGTGTGTATACCAATATTCCCTGCAAATGATAAGTTAATGACTAACTAAATAGTAATAATTTAATAAGGTTTATGTAATAATCAAGATTTAAGTTTATTCTCGTAAACGACTAGAAAATATAAGGATTATAATAATAACTTAAAGTATTACTTTAACATAAAAAAAACTAGACAGGCAATCCTAATATTTCATATAATTTTATTAGTGTTTATTATTATTTCTTGTTTAAATTGTTTCTATGCCTAGATATGATTATCAATGTTTAGAAACAGGAAATATCTTTGAAGTAGAACAAAAGATGACAGACGATCCACTTGAAAGATGTACTTGTTGTAAAGAAAAATTTTTGGTAAAAAGATTACCAAGTTTGCCTAAATTAGTCATAAATAACGCAGGATCGATGTCAGATCGTAAATTATACAAAGAATTGGATATAGAATAATGTTTGATTATTGCTCATTAGTACAAAAGAAATGTTCTTACGCTAGTAAGGTAGAAAACATAACCTATTGTGGGTTACACACAGGTAATAAAGAGCAAAATAGAGTAGATTATATAAAAGTATGTCCAAAAGAAAAATTGAAAAAGAGGAGATAGCTATGCCAAAAGGAATAGGATACGGAAAGAAAAAAAAGATCAAAAAGAAAAAGAAAAAAACTATGAGAAGTAAGAAATACTAATGGCTAAGAATTTAAAAGGTGTTAGCTTAAAAGGATTAACCAAAGTACAAAAAAGACAGATGAGCAAACATAAAGTTCATCATACTAAAGCACACTTACGAAGTATGGCAGCAGCTATGAGAAAGGGTAAAACCTTTAAACAATCTCATACTGCAGCAATGCGTAAAGTTGGCAAATGAAAAAAGAAAGCATTTATAAACAACCTAACGGAGCAGGTAAAGGCGATGTGCCTAGACCTATGGGTATTTCTAAAAAAGAATACGAAAAGCGTTGGGAAAAAATATTTAGACCAAAGAAAAAGGAAAAGTGATGTGGGAATTATTTAAAGATAAAAACGAATACAATGAAAAGAACATTATAGGTTTTCTATCCTTTGCGCTGATGTGTATATTCGGCATCGTGGATCTAGTAATGGGTATCATAGGAATCGAATTGTTGGTAAACGACTACATTTATAACTCGTTTGTTTGGGTAACGCTAGGATCATTCGGTATTGCAGGAGCAGAAAAAGTTTATAAAAAATGAGAAAGTCATTATTTAAGGATCGCACTAGAAAGTCAAATGGTGCAAAAAAAACTCGGCAAGGTATGAGCCACAATACAAAATTTGGAAACAAAAACTCCAAAAAGTATTATAAAAAAAAATACAGAGGACAAGGTAAGTGAGTAATCTCGAATTAAAAAAAGCAAATCAACTTGCTGCTATTGATCTACTAATTAGTAATCCTGAAATAACCAAAAAAGAAATAGCAGAACATTTGCAGCTAAGTCCAAGAACAATACAGACTTGGTTTGCTGATGATCGTTTTGTAGATATGTATTATAAAAAGTATATGGTAGAATTTAATTCTAAACTGCCAATGGTATTAAATAGTATGATACGAGAAGCTACAATGGGCAATGTGCAGGCAGGGCGTCTGGTATTAGAGCATTCAGGGAAACTAGTTAAAAACATCAATGTAACCGTAGATAGTCCATTCGAGAAGTTCTTAAAAGCTGAACAAATAGACGCAGAGGATATACTTGACGCAGAAAGCGAGGAAGTTGCAGAAATAATAGAAACGCTTCCAGAAAGAAATCCAGAAAACGACAAACCTAGAAAAAGAGAAATAAAAGAAAAGAAAGCTGTCGAAAGAATAAAAGAGGGCAAACCACCGTCTAGGCAAAAGACAAGAGAGGATAGAGCTAGCAGGTATGCACTACTACAACGAGCAAAGAAAGTTGGCTTAGATCCATTGCCGTCACGCCGTCCTACTAATAATGAAAGAAGAAAATGGCTCGAGAAATTGTCAGAGCTAGAAAAACAAAGTGACTAAAGAACACGAATTTAAACAGAAGTGGTTTGATTATATGAAGTATAAACCACACGAGGGACAAAGAAAATTACACTTTCCAGATAAACCTGACGCATCTTATTTTGTAAATATCTGTGGTAGAAGATATGGGAAAACTACTGCAGCTTTTAGAGAGGCAGAGTTCTATGCAGCTCAACCAAATAAAAAAATATGGCTAGTAGGATTATCTTATAAAAAATCAAGATTAATGTTTAGAGAAATATGGAAAGATATGGTTGCAGGTAAAGCAAACGATATTGATAGAGCATCTGAAAAAGAACAGTATATAAAATTTAAATGGGGTACAACAGTAGAGGGTATGTCTTGCGAAAATCCAGATTCTTTAGTTGGAGAGGGAGTAGATCTATTAATTATAGACGAAGCAGCTAAAATGCCAAGAAGAATATGGGATATGTATTTATCTCCTACGCTAGTAGATAGAAAAGGTAAAGCGATATTCATTACAACACCAGAGGGTTTTAATTGGGTTTACGATTTATACTTATTAGGACAAACTGATCCAAAATGGTATTCACATCAATCTCCTAGTTGGGAAAATCAATACGCATTTCCAGACGGTAAAAAAGATTCTTTTATACAAGAGCGTAAAAGAAATATGTCCAAAGAGTTATTTGATCAAGAGTTTGCTGCTAAGTTTACCTCTATGGAGGGTAGAGTGTATCCGTTTGATAGGGAAAAAGATATGGGAGATATTCCTTATCAAGCAAATCTTCCAACTTTCTGCTCTATGGACTTTGGTTTTCGTATGCCCTCTGTATTATGGTTTCAAACATATCAAGAAAATGGTAATTGGCATATCAACATTATTGATGAAATAATTCACGAAAGAAATATACCGACAGATAAACTCGCAGAAAAAATAAAAGAAAAACCTTATCCTGTAATTACTTATTATGGAGATCCAGCAGGTAGTTTTGTACAAGGACAATCAGGTATGGGAGATATACATATTTTTCGCAGACACGGTATTTTTGTAGAATATCGTATGGATAGACTATCCAGAGATATACAAGCAGGTGTGAGTTATTGTAGAGGTTTTTTTGAAAATGCAGAGGGATTGAGAAGAATAAAAGTAGATAAAAAATGTGTAGGAATAGCAGAAGATTTTGAGGGATATAGATTTCCAGAAGCTAAAGAGGGTAAAGGAATATCGAACAATCCAATCAAAGACGGATACTTCGAACACGGCTGCGATGCTTTTAGATATTTTATATTGAATAGATTTCCAATTAGAAGTAACTTCATTGGAAGAATATCACGATAAAAAGGAATACCTTAATGGTTTTAACTGCTAAAGAAATTATACAAGACTCATTGACAAACTTCAAAGAAGAGCAAGCAAAAGCACGAAGAGAAGAAGTAAGAAAATTTTTAGATTATTATTCTGGATCACTAACAGATCAATATATCGAGGGATATTTTAAGTCAGACGCATTTCAAGAAATACCTCACTACAATACAAACATAGTTAAAAAGTTTGTAAATCGTATGTCAAAAATTTATACGATTGGAGCAAAAAGAAATGTTAATGATAAATATAATCAGCTTACATCTGTAAAAAATGCTCGTATGAAACAAATGGAGCGTATGACTAGATTGTTAGGAACTACTGCAACTTATGTAATGTACGATGAAGAGCTACAAAGATTTGAGTATCGTCCAATTTATTATTTCGAGCCATACTTTGGAGATAATCCATATAGGCCTGAAGCTATTGTGTATCCTATGATGCACGGACACGCAGATTTATCTGATACAAATGATTTAATGTATGCTTATTGGGATAAAGAAATTCATATTAAGTTTGATGACAATGGTAATGTTTTAGAAGAAATACAGCACAATCTTGGTGTACTGCCTTTTGTTTTCACGCACAGAGAAGAACAACTAGATTCTTTCTTTGTTGAGGGTGCTTCAGATTTAGTATCTGCAAATGAACATATCAATATTACAATGACTGAAATGCAATTAGGTTTGAGATTCCAAATGTTTGGACAACCAGTCGTAACTGGACTTATATCAGATAACGCAAATGTAAGAGCAGGATCAGATGAAATTCTTACTTTGCCAGAGGGAAGTAATTACAACATTGTTTCTCCAGAGGGTAATGTTTTAGATGTTATAGAAAATATTAAATGGCAAATAGAACTTGTTGCTTTAAATAATCATTTGTTTGTTACTTTTGCACAATCAGGTGGAGAAGTACCAAGTGGTATCTCATTGATGATTAAAGACTTAGAGCGACACGAAGATTTTATTGATGATAAAGAATTGTATCGTCAATATGAAAATGATTTTTATAAAGTAGAATATGCTTTATCTCAAATGAATAGCTTAGGACTACCTGAGATTTCTCAATTTAAAGTTGATTTCTCTGAAGTAGAATATCCTATGACAACTCCAGATAAGATTATGTTAAATGAATATAAATTAAAACATAACTTAACCACACAAGCGCAATTATTAGCAGAAGAAAATAAAGATTTGAGTATTGAAGATGCTGCGAGGGTTATTGAAGATAATATGCAAATCAATCAACCAATGATAGTAGCAGATGAAAATACAGACAAAGGGTAATATAAATTTTCACAAATTGACTGAAGAAGAGCTAAAAAGTATGCTTGCCTTTCTTATGAACGAGTGCGCAGATTCTGCTCAAAGAAGAATTATAGAGGGGTTTGAAAAAGAAATGGATATTAACGGATTAGCTTTTGAAAAAAACGCAGATCTTTATGATCAGTTCTTTAAAAAAGGAGATAAAATAATGACTGAAACTGGAAAGCTAAAAAATAGTATAGATAAAGTTTTAGCTTCTAAGTCTGATAAAAGCTCTAAAGTTGGAAGTGATGTCAGTTACGGAGAGGATCACTTTGAAGAAAGATTGTTAAGAGGAACATTTACACCTGCACGACTTTGGTTTTTTACTACAGATAATTTAGGTGGAGAAACTGATACATTTTTAAAACAATATGCAGATGTATTAAAAGCTCTGAGAAAAGCAGCACAAAGTACATATATACCATTTTTTTTAAAGAAACTTAAAACTTCTATGCGTATCTTATAGTATGAAAGAATTAGTAAAAGAGATTTATCGTATGGTAGTAGAAATGCGAAAGATCTCACAGGCAAACAACGATCTGCTTGGATTTATCTGTAAGCAGATTGCACCTAATAAAAAAATTATCGAAAAAGATATTAGCACCGAAGAAATGCTAATAATATCTATGGAAATGTCAGAAATATTTGAAAAGTATGATGTGATGCCTGATGAATACGGTTTATCATAATTGTAATTGTCATTAATATAAATCATATTTAACTTAACACATAAATATAATCCACTTAAGGAGTAAAAATGTCTGAAGAAACACAGAATACAGCTGTAGAGGAAGCTGTTAAAGATCCTCAAGTCAGTCAAGACGAAAAAAAGACAGAACAAGCTGTTCCATATTATCGTTTTCAGGAGCTAGTAAAAGAACGAAATGACCTAAAAAGCAAAGTAGATCAGATAGCAACTGCACAGGAAGAACAGCGTAAAAAGACTTTAGAAGAGCAGGGCGAATACAAAGCTCTCTTAGTTGAAGAACAAAATAAGAATAAAGATTTACAATCTAAGTTTAACGAGATTAATGAATCTTTTTCTAATTATGTTAATCAAGAAAGAGATTCTCTTCTGAGTAAAATTCCTGAAACGAAAAGAGAAAAATTTAAGAAGGTAGATGATTTATCTCTTTTGCGTGACATAGCATCAGAATTTGATTCAAAGTCTGGTGTAAATGTAGGACAAGTTGAAAATCAAGTGTCTGTTAGTAAGTTTAAAGGAAATCCTTTTAACGAATTAACTGATCAAAAAAGTCGAAGAGGATCGCATAAAGACTTAATAAGTCATTACCTTAAAAAAAAATAATCATTTTTAAGGAGAGTAAATAAAATGGCAAATGCAAATGTAACAAAAACAACAGCTGCTAATTTTATACCAGAGATGTGGAGAGATGCTATTCTTGATTACGCTGAAAGAAAATTTCAGTTAAGAAATCAAGTATCAGACTTTTCATCTATGTTATCAAATGGTGGCGATATTCTTAACATACCAAAAGTTAAAGAAGAAACAGCAGCAGAAAAAGGATCTGGAGCTAGTAATCCAGTTGAATATTCTGCACAAACTGACGGAGTAGTTCAGTTAAATGTAAATCAGCACTTCTACGAAGCTAAAAGAATCGAGGACATCGTAAGAGTTCAAGAATCTGCAGATCTATTTAATGCGTACGCACAATCAATGGGTTATGCTTTAGCTAAGAAAGTAGAGAGCTTTCTTGCAACAACTATCAAAGGTGCTTCTGCTAATAATGTAGGACTAACAGCAGACGACACAATGACTGCTGCACATTTCAGAACTGGACTAGAAAAACTTCTAGACGGTGGACACGATTACGCAGACGGATCTTTCTATATGTATGCTTCCCCTAAATCATATATGTCTATGTTGGCTTTAGGAGAGTTTACTGAAGCTCAAAAACGAGGAGATGATCAAAATCCTTTAGCTACTGGTAGAATTATTTCTGCTTACGGCTTACCTCTATACGCAAGTACAGATTGGGACGAGGGTGGAACTTCAACCTCAGAAACTGCATCTATCTTTAGTAGAGATTCAGTTTACTTTGCACAACAAATTTCACCAAGAGTTCAAAGTGCTTATGACATTGATCACTTGGCTACATCTGTTGTAGCTGATGTACTATTTGGAGCTGTGTTAGCACAAGCTGCAAATAACGCAGATGCTGGAATTGTTAATTTCGTAAATGTAGACTAATAGTTTATTGGGGAGTTGAAATACACTCCCCTAAACTAAAAGGAGATAGATTAATATGGCTAATTTTACATCAACTCATACTGGAGCAACAGTAGACTCATCTGTAACTAAAGTAGATTCAAGTGGAGTCACACAAGCAGACTTAACAAAATTAAATAATGTTACAGCTACTGCTTCTGAGTTAAATCAATTAGACGACAAAACAGTCGGTGGTACAAACAATGACGATATAGTTGATGTTTCATCATCGCAGAGTTTAAATAATAAGACACTTGAGGGTGGAACTTATACATAATTTTTAGGAGAATAATATGGCTAATACAGTCCAAATTAAAAGACATAGTAGTAATACCAACACAACACCACCAGGTAGTTTAGCTAGTGGAGAGTTAGCATTAAATCAGGCAGATAAAAAATTATATGTTGGTAGACATAACAATAGTAGCGTTGAAGTATTTCACTTACCTACATTGCAAGATCTTACCTACGGTAACGGATTAAGTGGTACAGTATCTTCAGGTACTGACGACAATTCTGTATCATTAGCTTTAGATGTAACTGATTCTAATGTGTTTGCTACAACTAGTGCAAAAGGATTAGCTTCTTTTTCAAGCGACAACTTTGCAGTAAATAGTGGAGTAGTAACCATTAAAACTGGTGGTGTCGTAACTGCAGAGATTGCAGCTGATGCTATTACTGGTGCTAAGATTGCAGATGATGCAGTTGATAGTGAACACTTTGCTGCTGGTAGTATTGATACAGAACACATTGCAGACGATCAAGTAACTGCTGCTAAAATTGTAGATAACATTGCTTTAGCTGGTAATTGTAGCTCAACTGGTAACTTTACTGTTGGTGGAAACTTAGTAGTTCAAGGAGATACTACTACTTTAAACACAGCTACATTAACAGTTGAAGATAAAGAAGTTATTATTGCAAGTGGAGCTGCAGATTCAGCAGCAGCTGACGGTGCAGGTATTAAAGTAGCAGGAGCAGACGCTTCTATTCTTTACGATCATACTGGCACTCAATGGGAATTTAATAAACCTATTGAAGCACAGCAGGGATTTGCAAATACCACTTTTGACGGTGGAACTTACTAAGTTAGGAGCAGCTAATGTCAAATACTATTAAGATTAAGAGAGGTACTAACCTCTCTAATGCAGGTACACCTGCAGCAGGAGAACTAATATATAAAAGCGATACTAACCAACTATTTGTTGGCGACGGATCTACTGCAGCTACTGGGCTAAGTCCAATAGGTGGTAGTGCAACTGGAGATATTGAGGGTGTAACTGCTGGTAATGGATTAACTGGTGGTGGTACATCTGGTACAGTAGATTTAAACATAGGAGCTGGTACTGGTATTGATGTAGCAGCAGATGCAATATCTGTTGATGTTTCTGATTTTATGGCTAATGGAGCAAACAATAGAGTTCTTACTGCTACTGGCACAGACGCATTTAGAGGAGAGGGAAATCTTACTTTTGACGGTAGCACTTTAGCAGTAACTGGAGCAATAACTGCAAGTTCTTCAATGACTGTATCTGGTAGCTTAATAGCCGACACTCTTGATGTTGCTGGAGATATTACTTTAGACGCAGACGGAGCTGATGTAATTTTAAAAGACGGTGGCACAGAATATGGTAGATTGACACAGCTAATAGGTGGACTTACTTTAAAATCTGGATCATCAGCAGCAAACGCTGTAATATTCTCAACAGACGGAGATGCTATATTCGCAGAAGATGTATCTATCTCTG